GTCGTGAACGCGCCCTCGCCGAACTCGGCCGGCACCCTGCAGTGGTGTTTGGCCAGCGCCACGGGCGTTACGCTGCCGTCATTGTCCGGTGGAACTCTCGGCTCGTATCTCGCTGTAGATCAAGAGATTGCGCAGGTGTTGAGTCAGGGAGTAACCTCGACGTGCTTCAACGTCAAACGTGCCCAGTTGGGAACCAACGGCCAGTACAGCCACGCATCCGGCGCGACGGTATGGGTCGGGACTTCCGCGGTAGCGTCCGGCGACTCCAGCCACCCGTATTCCCCCGGCGCGTTCATCGACGAAACGCCTAAGGGGCCCTGCGTGGCCGCCAACCTCTACACCCTGCCGCTGATCGCCTCCGGAGGTCAGACCGGCCGGGGCTCGGTGCAATTGATAACGTGCGCCAGTAGCGTCTGGTCGGCTTGGGATCTCGGTTCCAGCCATACCTGGATCGGGCAATGCACTCTCGGCACTTCCTGTTCGGTGACGTTGCCCTTAGCCTATACCAGTTCCTCCAGCTACCAGTGCTCGGCGACCGATGTGAGCGGCGTATATGCCACCTCGGTCGCCTATTCAAGTGCGTCGGCAGTGGCCTTTACCGGCCATGGCACCGACGTCATCTCGTATATTTGCGTGGGAACCTAACCCGCGCTAAGATGTGTTCGTGTGCGGGGCGGCAAATCTCGGGGGAGGTGGCTGCCCCAATTTTGAGAGGAAAACTACATGCCCGATATGACGCAAGCAGTACCCGGACTCCTGGCGCAGGTGCATCCGGCCCACACGCACAGCCATGACATCATGGCTTATGTCACCGAATTGGAATACCGCGTGTCCCTTTTGGAACAGGCCATCGTAAAGATCGTGGGCGGCGGACAACAGAAGTTCAACGAACAGCCCGATCAAGCGCCCTACCCGTTCCCCGAAGGCGACGGCCTGGGCGGAATCGACCCGGTACGAACCGACGACTACGGCCAAAAGACGGCCAATCCCGATACAACGCAGAAAGGTTACGGCGACCCACAAAAGTTGCACGCCGAGAACTTCCCCGGCCAGCAAGGATACGGCGTCCCGCAAACGAACGAGGGAGCCCCAGGCCGGCAACAGGACGCGCGCACAGCTTTCGGCGGCCAGATCACGCATGACGTCCAAAACGATCCAGCGCATCCGACCGACGTTCGGCGCGCACCGAGAGAGGGAGCCTAAGTGTCCTTCCGCCCCGAAGATTACGGCGGCCAGCAAACGCTGAACACCGAGGGCGTACAAGCCCTGCTGCGCGACATCCGCGCCACGGCCGGCCGCAAGAATCCGGAGGTGCGTGGAATCAACATCCACAACCAGATTCTCGCCAAGAACAACGGATTCCCGAAGTTCCTGTATCCGCCGGCCGATTCCAATAACGAGCCGGTTTTCGTGCTCAAGCAGGAAGAAGAGGATGCGCTTGTGGCCCGCGGATACACCCGCGAGTACACGCACCGGGAATTTCCGAAGGCCATCTACCGGCGCAACATGCACCCCAAGTTCGCCGGGTTGCTCGATGACGGAACTCCGGACCCTGCCGTCACTCCCTACGTGGAAACACGCATCGTGAAGGATGAGAAAATCCTGGCGGCGCTGATGAAGGCCGCTCCCGGCAAGGAAACAGGACCATGGGTTTCCAGTGTTTCAAAGCTTGAGCCTCTGCCCGAAGACGCCGAAGACCCGGCGCTGGTAGTGGCGCGCTTGCAGGGGCAACTGGACGAGGCGCAACGCAAGGCCGACCGCGCCAAGGGGTAAACCGTGGCGAGTATCACTCTGACGCAGGTCGCGCAGTTCGCGGCGCTGGAACTGGGCGTGCTGGACTCCGGCGAGGGGCTGTCCGCGCAGCAACTCGCCGATTTTCTTTACAGCATCAATGCGGCCATCGACAACCGCTCGAGCGAACAGGCAGAGGTGCTGTCCGTCCTGATTGCGACATTTGTGCTCACCGCGGCACAGCAATCGTATACCATCGGCACCGGCCAGAACTTCAATACCGCGCGCCCGGTGGCGATCACTGCGGCTCAGCACATCCTGACCGTTAGCGCGCATCCCTACGAGACTCCCATCGAGGTTCAGCACGCTCGCCAGTGGGCAGCCAACATGGACCGGGGCAGTAGTTCGCTCGTGGTGCGCAAGCTGTTCTATGACCGCCAGTTCCCGACCGGCAACGTTTACCTCTCACCGATCCCCCTTACAGCCAGTTCTATCGAATTGACGATGTGGCAGCCTCTCGGCCAGTTCGCGGACGCCACAACGCCGCTCACCGTTCCGCCTGGCTACAGCGATTGGTACAACCTGCTCGGCTGCATCTGCATGGCACCCCAGTTTGAGATGGCGGTACCGGCCAGCGTTACCGCCCGGTACGAGGATGAAATCGGGCGCATTCGCAACCTCAACGCGCAACTGCTTGGGCAGGCGCCGCCGGCCGGACAGACTAGCGCTGTGGAGACCCCTGGAACGCCTCCGGTGGTGGGTCAATGATATGAGCGGAATCACTTTTACGCAAATAGCCTATCTGTCCATGCGGGACTTAGGCGTACTGCGCCCGGCGCAGGTCGGTTCGCCTGACGTACTTACCGATATGCTTGCAGCATGCAATTACATGCTCGACAGTTACAAGCTGAACCGATTCCTAGTCCTCGATCAAAGCGTGGCAACGTATGCGTTGACCGCCAATACCCAATCTTTCACAATCGGCGCTGGTGCGACGCTCGACGGCCCGCGCCCAACATCCATTGAGAAGGCCAATGTAATTGTTACTCTGGGTGGGAATCTCGTGCGGCAACAGTTAGAGCTTATAGATTTCAAGAGGTGGAGTGAGATCAATCTTCAGCAGGTAACTCCCAGCCTGCCGCAGAAATTGTATTACCAGAAGACAATCACCGGGGCTGGGTACGGTACGATCTTCATCTGGCCGCAAGCAGATGTGGCCTACGGCCTGGAACTTTATACCTGGGACCAGTCTTCCTGGAGCGGGTTTGCGGACTTGACGACCGCCTATGTCTTTCCTCCAGGGTTCGCGGAGATGATTCAAAAGAATCTGGCGGTGCGCACCTATCCCATGCTGCGCGTTTACCTCAAGATTCCGATGGAGCCGCTCGCATTCGGGGAACTGAAGTCTCTTGGGGAGCAACTGCGCATACAAATGCAGCAGTACAACGCCCCGGAAACCACCATCGCTCCAGACCGCACTGAGCCTGCCGGACAAATGATCGAGGCTGATCGTGAAGCTCCCCAGGTGAGACAGTGAGCGTTACGTTCAGCCAGATCGCTTACTTAGCGCTCCGCGACTTAGGAGACCTGAATCCGACAGAAACGGCGGCCGGTTCCATGCTGGGAGACATGCTCCTTGCCTGCAATAACATGATGGACTCGTGGAAGCTGGATCGCCTTATGGTCTTGCGCCAGCTTCAGAGCATTTACGCGCTGCAAACCAACGTTCAGGAGTACCGGATCGGACCTGGGCAGATCGGCTCAGGAACCGATCCCGTTACGGGGAATCAATGGAACGGAATCAACGCAGTTCGGCCAACGTACATCGAGACCGCGAATATCATTTTGAACAACTTTTCGCCCGTCGTGCGGCAACCGCTGGCGCTCATCGACTTCGAACGATGGGCCGATATCCGCGTGCAACAAATCCCTGGTTCTATCCCCCAGGCGTTGTACTACGACCGCGGATTCGACCAGATCTCCGGCTACGGCACGTTGAACCTCTGGCCCGGCCCACTACTGAATTACGGTCTGGAACTGTACACCTGGGACCAAACCCTGTGGAACGGCTTTGTGGACTTGATTACGCCCTATATCTTCCCGCCCGGCTATGTGGAGATGATTCAAAAGCAGTTGGCCGTCCGCTGCCGGCCGCTAGTGGAACTGGCGGGGCTCCGCATATCGCCCGAGAACTGGTCTGGACTGAAGATTCTGGCTGCCACGCTGAAGCTTGATATGGAGCAGTACAACGCGCCCACGCCGCTGCTTTCCTGTGACGCCGGATACCTCGGGAGCTCGCAGAAAGGGGCCTGGAATTACAGCATTGGTGAAGACCGCATGTTCGGACGTGGATAAGCAAAATCCTACTGTGTACGTTTTCACGGTCCAGTACTGCCATGCTATTTACAGGGGCACCCAAAACGGTCATGCTGAAAGTGGAAGCGGTGCGGCAGTGTCCCATGAAAACCTACGGACGGTTGATAGCGTGAGCGTTAAATCGGTTATGGTGCTTTCACTCTTGAGCATGGCGGTGCTTCGGGCACAGGTGGCATCCGGGAGCGTGCCGTCCGCTCCCGACTGGCTTAGCACAGCCTCCCAGCTTACCCTGCAAGGCGCTCTTATCGTCGCGGTGGCGATCCTCTGGAAGGCGCTGGGCGTCAAAGATGCGCTGATCGTTTCGAGCATCAAAAGCGTGACCGAAGCTCTCCAGCAGTCCGCGGCGACACAAGCCGAGTTGCGCAATGTGATCCATGAATCGGTGGAAACGAAGCGGCAGTTATCCGAGGAGATCGCCCTGCTGCGAGGCAGTTTGGGAGGCCTTCCTTGCACACATCAGGAGCATGGCGGAGATAAGTCTTTCGGCCATGTGCGCTGAAATGATGTAAAGTAGGCGTGAGATGCCAATTCTGCCGCCTTCGGCCTTCGCTTTCTGCGGCCCGACCTACCTGGGAATCTCCCCGGTAATCGACGCAGAGCGCAGCATCAACCTTTTCCCTGAGCTGGAGATTGGCAGCGCCAAGAGCCAAATCGCACTGATCGGCAGGCCGGGTATGTCGGCCACTCCGTTTATCACTCTCCCCACGTCTCCGCTGCAAGCCTTCTGGGTCGGAGCAAACCGCCTGTTTGTGGTTTCCGGCGCGACAGTGTACGAACTCAACCCGAACGGAACGATCAAGACAAACTATGGCGGCTACCCCAACGTCCTGAACGAGGGGCCGGTCTACTTCCAGGCGAACTCGGCCGGCACGCAGTTGATTATGTGCCCGGCGGGCTCGGGCCAGATTTTCAATGTGGCGGCCGGTCCGCCGGCGGTCATCCAGCAGGTGACAACGGTGGGCGTCGGACTTGGCTTCTACGGGATCGCCCTCGAATACCTGGACGGCTTTTTCATCACGATTGCGCTCGGCGCATCCCTCCAGACCTCCAGCCCGAACCAGATCAACGTGAGCAATCTTGAGGACGGCACCATGTGGGACCCGCTCAACTATGTGGTGCGCAGCGGATCGGCTGACCAGGTGATCGCCCTGGCGGTCCTCAATTCGCTTCTGTGGATCTTCGGAGAGCGCACCATCGAAATATGGTACGACGCGGGGAATCCGCTCTTTCCATTGGCTCGGATGCAGGGAGGTACGATCAACCTCGGTTGTCTCGCCGCGGCATCGGTCGTCAAGTTCTACAACACGATCATGTGGGCGGGCGCGGATGCCACCGGGTACTGCCAAATCTACATGACGCAGGGACTCAGCCCGAACCGGGTTAGCACACCGGCGATTGAGAACCTCATCAACCAGACCCCGGCATTCGAGCTTCCGCTGATGTGGGCCTACGCCGAACAGACTGGCGGCCACACGTTCTACGTGCTCAACATCTGCAATTCCGCCTACCAGCCCACGGCAACCTATGTGTACGACCTCAGCACGGGCTTGTGGCACGAGCGGGTTTATGGAGCGGCGGCGTGGCCCGTATGTTTCGCCAGTGCTCCGGGTTTCGTCTACCCGACCGGAGACGCGGTGGGGAACTTCGTGGGAGACGGCCAGTCCTCCGGCAATATCTACTTTTCGAGTCTCACCTACCCGAGCGACGGGGGAACGGCGATCAACTACACCCGCACAGCGCCGGTCATCAACAAGGCGAACATGCGGCTCAAGTACCCGCGCTTCGAGCTGGACTGCGATATCGGAACCGCGCAACCGCAGCTTTCCTACTCAAACAACGGGGGCCGGAGTTTCAACGCTTGGAGTTACCCACTTCAGCAGGCGCAGGATCAGAGCGCGCCTGGGACCTTCCGGCGATTCTATGCTCGGCAGTTGGGGCAGGCTCGGAACCGCGTCTACAGGGTTACGATCAGCGACTCGGCGAACCTTATCCGAATCATCAACGCCTATGCCAGCGTGGAGCCCGGTACGGAGTCCTGATGGCGCGGAAAAGTCTTCCGAATCTCGGATACAACCCGCCCCCGCTTCAGACGCCACTCACCGCAGAGACTCCCGACATGCAGGGAGTTCCCTACCAGCAGCGCGGCGGCCCTCCGCGCGCCCAGGTGCACCAAGCCTGGGCGGCCTTCCACGCCAACACCTACCAGCAGATTTGCTTGACGAAGTTCTCCAGGACGATCCTGCTGAATAACTTGGCGATTGCAAACCCGTGCGCCAACGTCATCACCGTGCATCAAATCGGCTGGGGAACTCGCCTGACGGCGATCCTTACCAGCACGATATCAGCGGATCTCACGGTGGTTTTCACCAAGGGCGCGGACATCATGACAATCACGGTTCCGCATGGGACCGCCATCAATACGCCGGTCATTGTGCCGATCGCGGGCATCCTGTTTCAGGATCAGGAGGTGATCGTGCCGAAGATCACGGCCAGCGGCGGCGACACATCGGCGCTGCCAATTGTGGCTGTCACGGTAGAATGGAACCTTGTGCAGTCGCAGAGCATAAACCAGACGCCACCCACGGGGGATCAGAACTGATGGGCTGTTGCAACGATAAACCAAACCGGCAACGAACTTGCCAGTTCTGCGGAGCCCGGGCAGATACGGTGTACCCTTCGCTGATCGGCACGCCGAGGCCTGCATGTACGCCATGCGCCGACAAGAAGATGCGAGAGACGAAACAAGGAGCAAATTAAAAGGCGTGCACGCAGATCATGGGTCCGACTGCGGTTATCGACCCGGAGTTCAACACCTTATGAAGTACTCGCAGACCACCGGGCAACTGACCAGCGACGACGGCGGCGTGCTCGGCACTGGCTATTCCGGCAACGGCGCGGGGTTGAATAATCCAGCCATGCAAGACGTGGTGGACCGCGGGCCGCTGCCGCAAGGCATCTACACTGTGGGCCATCCGCTGAATCCGCCCGATCACCTCGGCCCGCTGGCTATGCCGCTGACTCCGGACCCGAGCAACGAGATGCACGGGCGAAGCGGCTTCTTCATGCACGGCGACAATTCGCGCCACGATCAAAGCGCATCGGAGGGCTGCATCATCATGCCGCAGTTGACGCGCCTGGCGGTATCCGGCGCATCGGATCGCACCCTCGAAGTCACCCCGTGACAATCACAGCCGGCCAAATCTCGCACCTGGAAAAAAGCGCGCTCGCCGAGCTGCGCGGGAAGCTGGCCGCATAAATGCCGGGTCTCACTTGGGTCCAATCCAACGTCGCGTACTACGGCGTCTCTGGCTCGGGCGGAAATTTGCCCTGTGCCTTCGCTTCGAACAACACGCAGGGGAATATCGGCATCGCCTGGATCAGCCAAGATTCGAGCACGCCGTCGTCGGGAGTAACCGACACGAACGGCAACGTCTGGTATCAGTTCCCTGGCTATTACTCAAACTTCGGGAACTCCGAAGTCTGGGTCTGCCCCATCCTGAAGCCTGGCCCAAACACCGTGACGGCTGCGGGTCTGGTTGCGGCCACGCCTGGAATTTCTCCTGAGCTGGTGCTGCTCGAATACGCGCCCGTGGGCTGCGCCCCTTGCAACGTCGGCATCCAGTGCTTCCAGGCGACGGGTATGAACGGGTACGGCGCCTGGAGTTCAATGCCGCCAGCTCTGACCATTGAAAGCCGCTACAACGCCTCGGGAGG